CTTCTCGTACGCTGCCGCCGCCGCCGCCACCGCCACCGGACAATAAAGGCGCAATACTACTAACGTCAAGCGCGGTTCCTGCGTGTCTTCGCTGATGTATCGTCATTTCATTCTCACTTGTGTTTGATGTAAACCCTTCCGTGGATAGCGGCGTTCCGATTATGCTATTCAAAACCGACGAATCACCCGAACCTTTCAAAATAGACAATGCGTTATCGAGTGTCTTGTCTGCGGCAGCAGCGGCAGCAGCGGCAGCAGCGGGAGCATCGCCCGCATTCTGTAGACCTTCACGAATACGGTATATTTCATGGTTGCGCGAAAACCCGTGCGTTTGTATTAATCCAGACACCTGCCATATTGCGATGAATAATAGAATAAAAGAGATAAATACGACTTCTATAGAAATGGATTTTACGAATGATGATGACATTCTACAGAGTGAGAGATAGTTGTATCTCTTTATTTTGTATATAGATATTCTATATAAAGATAATAGAAACAAAGATATAATATAATACAAAGATATAATACAAATACTAAATGACAGGTGGATTACTAAATCTGGTCGCGACCGGCAATCAAAATGTTATCTTAAACGGCAACCCAAAAAAATCGTTCTTCAAGAGCACTTATCTTAAATATACGAATTTCGGTCTTCAAAAGTTTAGACTTGATTTCGACGGACAGAAAAAACTCCGTTTGACCGAAGAATCGAAATTCACATTTTATGTGCCACGATACGCGGAGTTACTGATGGATACGTATGTATGCGTGACGCTTCCCACCATTTGGAGCCCGATAAACCCTCCCAGGACCGCGGGCGATATGTGGGCGCCGTATGAATTCCGGTGGATTGAGAACCTGGGGACCCAGATGATTAAAGAAATCACGATTTCCGTCGGTGGTATGACCCTCCAAAAATTCACCGGGAATAACTTGATGGCGATTGTGGAGCGCGATATGGATAAGACCAAGCGCGATTTGTATAACCAGATGACCGGTCATGTCCCCGAATTATACAATCCGGGTTGTTCAGGCGCGCGTCTGAACCAGTATCCTAATGCGTATCGCACGTCGAATATTGCCGGCGCCGAACCCTCCATCCGCGGGCGCAAGATATACATCCCGATTAACGCATGGTTCACGCTGTCTTCCAAAATGGCATTCCCCCTCGTCTCGCTCCAGTATAACCAGCTCCAAATCGACGTCACATTGCGCCCAGTAAGGGACCTTTTCACTATACGCGATGTAGGCGATTCGGCGAATTATTGGCCCGTCGTCCAACCCGATTTCACGAACCCCCTTCACCAAATGTGGCGGTTTTTATACCCGCCTCCCAGTATTGATTTGAGCCTGAATTCATACCCGAGTATCCGCGCGGATTGGAATGCGGACGTCCATTTAATGGCGACCTATTGTTTTCTCTCGGATGATGAATCTAAAGTGTTCGCGGCCAACCAGCAGAAGTATCTGATTAAGTCGTATTATGATTGGACATTCAATGATGTCACTGGGAATAAGAAAATCAAGATAGAGAACTCGATGGGGATGGTGGCGTCGTGGACGATGTTTTTCCAGCGGAGCGATGTGAACCTGCGGAATGAATGGAGCAATTATACCAACTGGCCGTATAATTACCTCCCGTATGATATCATTCCCGCGCCGACGGACGATGACTGGCGACCCGTGGCGTTCACGGAAATCGTGACCACCGCGAGCGACCTACAGACACCCGCATGGCAAGCCCGCCCCGACTTCCAATTCGACCAGTATTATTATGATAAAAACGGGCCGAAGAACGGGATTGGCCCCGGTATCAATCCGGGCGATAAACGGCTCACTGGCCTTCATATTACGGGTGATTTTCAATCCGAGAACGAACGCGACATTTTACAGATGTTGGGGATTTCACTGAATGGTAAATACCGCGAGAATCTGCTGGATGCGGGGGTTTATAATTATGTAGAGAAATACACGCGGACGCGTGGGTGTGCGAAACCGGGGATATATTGTTACAATTTCTGCCTGAATTCGGACCCATATGACCTACAACCTAGCGGTGCTATCAATATGAGTAAGTTTAACCAAATCGAGCTTGAATTGACGACGATATACCCGCCGCTGGACCCTGCTGCTGAAGTGAAAATGATTTGTAATCCGAATACGAAGGAAGTCATCGGAATGAATAAGCCGAATGTGAATATTTACCACTATTCATACGATTTTCATATTTTAGAAGAGCGGTATAATGTATTGACGTTTGTGTCTGGGAATTGCGGATTGATGTATGCCCGCTAAGGCGGGCCGCGACCGAAGCGATGCCCGCTAAGGCGGGCCGCTGGGAGGCGATGCGCGCTAGGGTGGGGCACGCTAAGGCGCACGGATTATTATATGTTATTATTATAACTAGTATTAGTATTTGAATATAATAATAACAAGAAATGGCCGATGATGAAGAAAATAATGACGGCACGGAAGACGGCGGTGGTGGCGAAGACGCCGGAGGCACATTTAGCAAAGTTGGCGGGATGCTTTCTGGCGGCGGCGGCGGCGACGACAAAGACAAAGCCAAAGACGCCGCCGCAGCAGACGCCCCTAAAAAACCGAAAGCCGCGCCCAAATCACTATTCGACCTTGAAGCCTTAAAGGAATTCGGGTTGAATGTATTGACCCTTTTTATCGAAACCGTTGTTATTTCGGTGATTTGCGTGAATATCCTTTTTTACGCAGACCCAAAGAGTATTCGAATGAACAATCTGAATTTGCAGAAACTCTTCCCAACGGACCGACATGATTGGCCGTATTGTTATACGAGCGAATATACATCATGTGATGCCGACTGCGAAGATAAATTTGGCGGAATTGCCGATGATCCGAACAATTCAAGCGTGAAAAAGATATACCTGAAAGCCGCAATTCTGTTAGACACCTATGTGTTCAAATGGTTCTGTTTAACCAAAGAGGAGTTGGATATGGTGAAAGAAAGCGTGGACGAAGGTGTGACGAAAGTGAATCTCATGAACGGGAGTTTCATCAAGGTACGTTTTAAGCAATGGATTAATAACGCATTCATCTTCTCGTTTTCATCTGACCGGTCCATGTTATTATTTATTCTGAACTATATCACAAAACTGACACATAGTATTCCGAAAGAGTTAGAGGATGTCGTTTCACCGCTTCTGATTCTATTGATGCCTTTTGTGTTTTTGTTAATCGCGTTTTTTACGATAGGTGGCGGACCATTATTCACGACAATTCTTGGAATGATTTTAAATCCCACCGAACATCGTAAGGAGTTTATCGGCGGTTCATTGTGGTCGATATTTACCGGATTTGGTATTCTAGGAATTTTACCGTTTGTTTCATTCATCGTCCAAGTCATCCAATTTCTCGGAACGTTCTTTGTTTATCCATTTCTTCACTGGGACCAGTATCGCATACTTTATGCGAAATATATCCCGATTATATTCTTCTTCTTTAATTTGGTGTTGATGTTTTACGCATTCGAAGGATTAGAACTCAATGTTGCGGCCATCGTGATTCTTGTTTTATTGGCGTTGTATTTAACAACGTATTGGCAAGGCATAATGGAGTTTTTCAATAAAATCAAAAACTGGGGGGCGTAAAATCCGCGCGCGTATAAATGACATAAACGATTTTATTGTAATAAACTATATCTGTATTCGATTCCATTCATTCGATTCCATTCATTACATTCATTCGATTCCATTCATTACATTCATTACATTCTATGGGCGGTAAAAAAAAAACCGCATCGGCCAGCTCGGCCAGCACCAGCGCCGGAGAACCCGTCAAGTCAACCCCCGAATATTTCAAAAAGTACCCTTTCGTGAGTGTATGTACCCCCACATTTAATCGCCGCCCCTTTATTAACGCGATGATAACGTGTTTTAATAACCAGGATTATCCACAAGACCGAATGGAGTGGATCATTATCGATGACGGAACCGACCCCGTGGAAGATCTGATTGCGTCGCACCCTCGCGTCAAGTATTTCAAGTATGATACGAAAATGACGCTGGGGAAGAAGCGCAACCTTCTTCACGAGAAGTCGCGTGGTGAGATTCTGGTATATATGGACGACGATGATTATTATCCTCCCCAGCGCGTATCTCACGCGGTAGAGATGCTCGTC